AGCTGAAGAGCATAAAGTTAAAGAAAAAGAATTAGCTGATAGTTATATTTCTGAAAAAAAAAGTAAGAGTGACTATTTAAACGATGGTTTCGTAGAAGCAACAATCAAAAAGAATGGACAAGGTCTAAAAAAAGGCCAAGAAGTTTTAGTAAGTGCTGAAGAGTATGCTTCTCTAGGAGATGAGGATATGTTAAGTGTTATTATTCCTAAAAACGGTAAAGGTGTAGTACTTCCTAAGTCTGATCTTTCTGTAAGTATCTAATAAACAAGCCTAACTATAATAATATATTGAATGAACCGATTGAATTTAAACAATCGGTTCATTCTTGTATATAAATAATAAATAAATCAAAGTTAATGGCAAGAAAAAGAAATTATCTAAACAACAGAGACCTCCTAGATCAGATAGTATTATCTAAAGAATTGGATGAACTTACACCAAAGGCCTTAGAATTCTTAATGCTATTGGCAGACAAATGTTCTATGAAGCTAACATATAGAAACCCAGAAGATAGGCAAGATTGTATTGCTTATGCTTATATGGATCTTTATAGATATTGGAGAAATTTTAATCCAGAAAAAAGTACAAATGCATTTGCTTATTTTACTGAAATAGCTAAAAGAGGATTTGCAAAAGGTTGGAATAAATTACATCCTAAAAAATATCATGGTACTGTTTCGATTAATGGTAGTGCTGATAGCGAAGGTATTTATACAATATAACATTGTATGAGCATTAAAAAGGTAAAGCCTACATCTAAGTCTGGATTTAAACAAGGTTATTATAAACCAAAGTTTCCTCAAAAGTATAGAGGAGGAGATCCTATTATATACAGAAGTAGTTGGGAAAGAAAGTTTTGCCATTGGTGCGATCATAATATAGATGTTATTTATTGGATATCAGAACCATTTTCAATACCTTACTTTAGTCTACTAGATAATAAGTGGCATAAGTATTATCCAGATTTTTTCTTTAAAATGAAAAAGGGAGATGGAACTACACAGGAATATGTAGTCGAAATAAAACCTAAGGCTCAGTTGCAAAAACCAAAAGAACCTAAGAGAAAAACGGCAAAGGCATTAAAAAATTTTAAATATGCATATGAATCATATGTTAGAAATTTATGTAAAACTAATGCTTTAAATAAAATGGCAAAAGAAAGAAATTGTAAAGTAATGTTACTAACAGAAGAATCAAATTTATTTTAATGGCTTTAGAGCATAGATTTACAAATGACCTTAATATTTACCTTACTGAAAGTAAAGGTAGGACTGGTGCATCCAAAAGATCAATTGAAGATATTAAATTAATGGGTGCTAAAAGCAAAGGTTCTTTATTACCAGGTAAGATGTATTGTTTTAATTATTATACAACACAAGAATACTTTTATGATACAAAACCTTTAGTAATAGGTTTAGGCGAATCTGATGATGGACACCAATTAGGTATTAATTTACATTATATGCCGTATGAAGCTAGGATTCCATTTTTAACTGAATTAACAAAAACTTTATTTACTCAAATAGAAGGTAAGAAAGAAGAAGATCCATTAAAAGAAGATCCTATTCCAAGCTTTCAGTGGAAATTTTTAAAAAGAGCACTTGGTACAAAATACAATTTAACATACTGTGTAAGACAGTACAGAATGGATCGAATGAAAAATCCTTATGTGATAGGATATAGTGATTGGTACATTGGAGCAGTAAATAATGAAGATCAATTTTTTGGTGGAAATATAAACCAAGCACAATCATTATACTACAAGAATATATAAAATAATAAAAAATAACAATATGGCAGGTTTTACAGATAGAAGAGGTCCTTTAAGTACAGGTAATCCAGTAAGAAAAATCCTTAAAGATCTTTCTAATTTAGGAATGGCTTATGATGATATGATCATTCGTAATTCTCGTGCAGTAGGATTTACTGAAAATCAAATGGGTTATTCATTTAATCCTATGGGATCTGATAGCGATGATATGTATGGTGCATTTGCTGCACTATCATTAACAGATACTACATTAAAGAAAAACATTGCATTTTTTGATCAAGATTATACAAGAAAAAGAGATCAGCTTAGAACATTTGCAGTACAAGATGAAATAGAAGAAATATTAGATGTAATTACAGATGAGGCTATTGTATTTGATGAATCAAATTTTATGGCTTATGCTGAATTTAATGGTCATATTGGTGAATCTATAGAAGAAGAAATTAGTGATGTATATAATAATATCTACAATTACATTGGTTTTAATGATGCAGTACAGCCTTGGAATTATTTTAGAAAATGGATGATTGATGGTTATCTTGCATTTGAAATAGTTTATAATGATAAACAAACTGAAATTATAGGATTTAAAGAATTAGATCCAATATCATTAATGCCAGGTATTGATTCTGATGATGGTAAAAAAGTTTGGATTCAATATAAAGGTGAAGGCGGAAAAGAAAGACAGTTATGGGATTCACAAATAATATACCTTTCATATTCACAAGTTAATTCTCCAATGAGAATATCATATGTTGAAAGATTAATCAGATCATTTAACTTATTAAGAATAATGGAACACAGTAGAATTATCTGGGCTGTGTCAAATGCTTCATTTAAAACTCAATTTACTATCCCAGTTGGTGGTAAATCTAAAACTAGAGCAAAACAATCATTATCAACATTAATGAATTCATACCGCGAGGTTGTAGATTTTAATTTTGAAAGTGGTGAAATACAAACTAACGGTAAACCAATGATGCCGTTTAACAAAGAATACTGGTTACCTTCAAAGGATGGTGAATCACCAGAGATTCAAACAATTGGTGGTGATGGACCAGATTTAGGTGATACTGAATCTTTAAAATACTTTTCTGATAAATTACAACTTGCATCTAAAATACCATTTTCTAGATTTGATAGAGAAGGTGGTAATACATATGATATGGAAGCAAGTGGTATGTTAAGGGATGAAATTAAGTTTGGAAGGTTTATTTCAAGACTAAGATCAATATTCCAAGAAATATTAGTTAAGCCTGTATATCTTCAAATGTGTCTTAATCATCCAGAATTAAAAAATGACATTGCATTTAAGGCTGGGTTAGGATTGAATTTTATAAAGGATAACGTGTTTGAAGAAATGAAGGAAATGGAACTCCAAACAAAACGTGTTGATTTTATTGGTAATCTAAAAACTCAATTAAGCACAATGAATGCTGAAATGGAAGAAATACCATATTTTGATTTAGGATTCTTAATTAAGAGATATGGTGGATTTACACGTGATGATATCAAAGCAAATGCTCGAGCTAAAGAGCGTGAAGAACTTAGAACTGAAGGTTTTAAAGAAGAGGATATTGAAAAGATACTTTTAGGAGCAAACAAGAAGGATTTTAAGCCTGAGGAAAAAAGTGATGGTATAGATGATGATCCGTTAGCGGATATCTAAAAACTATTAAGAGTTGTAATATATAAATCAAATTAATACTAGAAAGATGTCTAATAAGAAACTTTTAATTCTAGAAAGATCTAAGTCTAATTTAAGTATGACTAAAGATGCCGATGGCTCTGTTGTACTTGAAGGAGTATTTACTGAGATCGGAGTAAAGAATAAAAATAATAGAATTTATGAAGAAGCTGAAGTACTTCCTCATATTAAAGAATTACAGGAAAAGGTAAAAACTAACAAACTGTTAGGTGAACTTGACCACCCTAAGGATTTTGATATTAGTTTATCAAATGTATCTCATGTTATCGAAGATTTAAAATACGATGAAGCAAAGAAACAAGTATTAGGAAGAATAAGATTACTAAATACGTCAAAAGGTAAAGAAGCTCAAGCATTAATAGAAGATGGTATTCCATTGCATATTTCTAGTAGAGCTGCTGGTACTGTTGATGAGGCTGGTAAAGTTAAGATTAAAAAATTCTTTACATATGATTTAGTTGCTGATCCAGGATTTGAAAATGCTGAGTTATCTAAAGTAAATGAATCTTATGGCTTCGGAGATACTGAAGGTTTATACATTTATGAAATGGCTGAAACTGAAGATGAAATAAATAAAACAAATAAAACAGATCTAACAATGGAAAATAACTCAGGAAACTTTGTAACCGTTGAGGATTTCAATAAGTACACCGAATATGTAAAGAATACATTAGACGGTGTTAAGGAATCTGCAAATTCAAACAGTGATGAACTAATTCAAAAATTAGTTAATTATACTGAGCATATTGCAGAGAAAGTAAATCAGGTAACTGATTATACTGAATACTTATCAGAAAACCTTGACAAAAGTATCTCTTACTCTGACTACTTAGCAGAGAATGTAGATAAAATTAAAAACTACTCTTCTTACTTAGGTGAAGAACTAGATAAGACTATTCAATATTCTGAACATGTTGCTGAACAAGCAGACAAAGGAATTCAATATTCTAATTATTTAGGAGAAGCTTTAGAAAAAGGAATTGAATATTCTGAATATGTTGCTGAAAAGGTAGATCAAAATATTGCTTACTCTGAATATCTTGGAGAAGGTTTAGACAAATCTATTAAATACTCTGAGTATATTGCTGAAAATGCAACTACTATTAATGCTAAAGCAATTAATGAATCTACAGTTAATGAATATGGTAAAATGAAAGAAGGCTATACTCCAACTTTGGAAGAAGTTTCTAAATGTATGGGAGAAGGAATGAAATACGAACAAGTATGTGAACAATATCCTGATGCTGACAAAGGTGCAATAAAAGAAATGTGTGATAAGTGTATGCATGAGGAATCTAAATCTTATAAAGATACTATTAGTGAAAAATTAGGAAACTTAATTTCTAAAGCAGAAACTAAAAATCTTTCTGAAATGCACTTTATGAATTTCCTATCAGAATCTAAAAGAAATCAATTTGATTCTTTAGAAGATAACAAAAAAGCTTTATTAGTTGAATCAATGAACAAAGATTCTATTATGTCAACTATGCAAGCTGAAAACGTTTGGGATTCATGTTTTATTACTGAAAGAAAGGCAATTAATTTTATTAATGATATGCCATCAAAATATTCTGATAAATGGAATTCTCTTTCGGAAAATAGAAAAGAACAAATTATTGCTGAATCTAAATTCCATTCTTTAGGTACTCCTTATGCTATTAACAATTTCTGGCAGACAAGAGATCTAAGAAACACTCAAATGAGTTTAGAATCAATCAATGAAAGTAAAACTGCTGGTGAATCTGCTGCTGTAAAAGCTGAACCATTATTAAATGAAAGCTTCTCTGCAGACTTAATCAACAAAATGAAATTCAGATTAGGTAGATAACTTAATCTAAACAATATTAATCGAATAGCTAAGAAGAAAAGAGCTCAGGCGATTATAAAACGAAACATAAAAGATATGTTTCACAAAATGCGAAAAATAATTTTAAATAATGTACGCAAATCAATTAATCAATGAGGCTGAGGTTCAAAAGACTTGGGGACCTGTTATTGAGGAAAGTACTGGAATTACTGAAAAATCTAAGTTAGCTTGGATGTCTAAGTATTGCCATTACCATAACCTTAATGAAAGTGTTTACAATACTGTACACCTTAACCCGAACATGAATGTTCAAAGTATGGGTAACGCAACATTACCAGGAAATCCTGGATCAATGAATGCATTCCCTGCACAAGTAACTGGATCTGGTGACAGACCTTTTTCTTTGTTACCACTTGCAATGCAAGTAGCAGCACAGACTGTAGGTTTAGACTTAGTTCCTGTAGTACCAATGCAAGGCCCAATGGGCGTTTTAACTTACCTAGACTTTGTTTATGGTGGAGGTAGAACAACTGGAGCTCCACTAACTGGAGGTCAAGACGTAGTAGGTACTTCTTTACTAATTAAAGTTAATGCAATTCCTGCTGTAGGTACTGCAACAAACTTTACAGTAAATGACATCATCTATTGTACTGCATCTGGTGTAGTTGCAACAAATGGTGCTTCTTACGAATTAACTTTTGTAGGTTATTCTAGAATCGATGGTTTAGCTATCTTTAGAGTAAGATCATCAACTGCTGCAATCAACGCTGCTGGATTTAATGGTATAGCAAATACATTTACCCAAGGTGGTGAAGGTGCTGCTGAATCAATTTACGTAGCAATTGTTGCTGGTGGTAATTTCTTTAGATCTGGTGCTGCTGGATGGCCTGCTGCTCCTGCTGCTGGTGCAACTCGTGCTGCTGTAGCTGGTTTTGCTGGTGCTGTCCAAACGGGTGGTGTAGGTTCTGCAACTATGGGAATCGCTGGTACTTTCCAAACTGCTGCAAACGGTGGTTCTGGTTTAGGACATGTTAAAGCGTTAGAAGATCATATTACTGGTTTTTCTGGTAATGCTTTTCAACCAACTAACAACCCTGCTGCTGGTGCTCCTGGTTTTGCAACTGAGAGTATGAACAGTAACGATCCTTACCTTAGAGGTGTAGGTGAATCAACTGTTGATAACATAATGGGATTAACTTTATTTAACAAATCTGTTGCCGCTGATACTTTCCAAGTAGCTGCCGGTGTAACTAGAGAACAAGTTCAAGATCTGAAGCAATTCGGTATTGATGCTGTAGCTCAAGTTGAAGCAGTATTGGTAAATGAGTTAACTCAATCTATCAACAAATACATTCTAGACAGAATATTTAGAAACGGTGTAACAAACGCTGTTAATACTCAAGCTGTCTCAGGTACTGTTTTATCAGAAGCATTTACTGCTGCTGCTGCACCTGTCGCGAATGCTGCCCTACCTTTAGGACCTAACAACGTCAACAATGCTATTGCAACTGTTGCTGTTCTAGGTGCTGTAACTGCTGGTGGTGGTAATACACAAGGAACTCTACAACGTAGAATCTATACTAAAATTCTTGCTGCAAGTAACTTAATTGCTACTAGAGGAAGAAGAGGACCTGCAACGTTTGCAGTAACAGGTGGAGAAATGGCAACTGCTCTTCAATCTGTAGCTGGATTTATTGCATATCCGTTATCTAATACAGTTAACCAAGCTGGTGGATCTTTATATCCAATCGGTGCAATTGCTGGGGTAACAATTTATGTAGATCCTAACAGAGCTTTTAATGACTATACAATTTGTGTAGGACGTAAAGGTGATGGTAATTCTCCTGGTATTGTATTTATGCCTTACTTAATGGCTGAATCAGTTGAAACAATTGCTGAAGGAACTATGGCTCCTAAAATTGCAGTTAAATCAAGATTCGCTTTAGTAGATGCTGGATTTAATCCTGAATTAATGTATTACACAATGAACTTTACGTTCGCTGGTGGTGCTCAGATTGTATAATTTGAACCAATAGTAATATTTTATATAAAAAGCCACTCTTCGGAGTGGCTTTTTTGTTCTTATAGCTTAAATATATAAAACAATTAAAAACAATAATAGATCATGGCAAAATTAAAAACATATTCTGAATTTGTAAATGAAGGAATAATGGATGTATTAAAAAGTCCTATTAAATACGTAAAGATTAAGAATAATGCTAAAAAGCTAGTAAAGGCTAAAGTAGCAGTTGCTCTCAATGATGTTAATTTTGAGAAAAAGAAACAAAAATCTTCAATAAAAGATCCAGAAAAGAATGCTGTATTAACAAAGGCTAATGCTGCCAAGAATACAGCACTTAAAGATGTTGCCAAAGGTGTTAGTGATAGAATGGATACTTTAGCATCATCACCTATATTAAAAAAGGTTTCATCTCTTGCAAAAGCAAAGGCTGCTCTTGCTGCTAATAAAACTATACTTAAGTCTGCTACTGGTGAAGAAGCTAAGCAATTAAAGGTAAAACAAACTGAATTAAATAAAAAGGCAATTGAATTAGCTGGTGGTATAAAGGATTTTGAATCTACTGCTGCTAAAAAGAAAGATACTAAATCTGAACCAGAAACTAAAGTAGATGATGCTCCTAAGAAAAAAGATGATCAAGCTGAGAATAAGATTGCTCAATTAGAAGATAAGATTAAGTCACAAGATAAAATACAAGCTGATGCATCTAAGACTATAGAAAAATTTAAAGCTGAATTAAAGTTAGCGCAAGATAATCAAAATACAGGTAGATCATCACAAACTGAAGTAGATGCTATCTCAACTAAAATACAACAAGCAACTGAAGATAGAACTAATGCTGCTACGGAAGAAAAGTTATTAAAAAAGAAATTAAAACCAATAGCAGATAAACAGTATGGCGAATCAGTAGAACCTTTAGTAGAATCTGTATCTGAGAAATTTGCAAGATTAAGACCAAACCTGTAAAAATAATTATTAATATGAAATGCGATTGTAAAGTATGTAACTGTGGTTCATCATGTGATTGTACATGTTGTAACTGTTAAATAAAAATCCTATTAAAATAAACAAGTATGAAGCAAATTATTAGAACTGGTGGGGGTGGTATATTTTCTCACTTTATGATATTAATGGAATACCTTATGAGAGATGCTTATATAAGTCAACCTTATTTTTCTATTAGACCGGTTACAGATACTAGTGGGTCTATTTCATCTATGGCTCTATCACACCATAACTTTTTTGATAATATAATTGATCAAGACCCTATCCTATTCCAAGATCAAAAAGATTTTCAAGGACCATATACAAATGCTCATGTTATGTATTACGAAGATTTAGCTTCCTATATGAAACTTGCTCGTAAAACTTCTAAACAAATAAAGTTTAAACCTGAGCTTATAGAAAAGGCAAATTTATTCTATGAGAATAATTTTAATAATTCTAACAATGTTTTAGGAATTCATTTAAGAATGACTGATATTAATACTGTAAGTAAAATAAGAGAAGAGTCAGACGATAATCTATCTGAAGGGGGTAAAATTGAATTATTTAAAGATTACAATAAGGAAGCATTTGAAAAATATAAAGAACTTATTAAAAAAGCACTTTCTGAAAATCCTGAAGTGGAATATATTTATGTAGCTACAGATAACAGAGAAGATGCATTATTACTACAAAAAGAATTTTCTAATGAAAAACAAAAACTTGTATGGCGAGATAGTAAATATCTAAATGAATCTTCTAATGATATTTCTACAAAAGAATATCAAGGTGGTGGGGTAAATAGTTTACAGGCTGCATTTCGTGATCCGCTATTTTATCAAGATGCTGTTTTAGATTTACTTATACTTATGAAATCTAAATATCTTTTAGGTAGATTAAGCAGTGTTAATTGGTTTAGCCAAATTTGCCATTTGAGTAATTATGAAAAATATTATCATTTGTGGTTATTCCAAGCAGAAAATTTAGTAGAGCCTGAAGAAAGATCTCATGTCTATTATTTTAAGGACGGTGTTGTAGAATGGCCAGAAAATAAAACAAGATACCCTATTAGAAGTATTAGACGTAAAGATGTATAAGGTTCGTAAAATAAATTTTGGATGGTATAAAAGAAGATATGGTATTCTTTTAGAAAACTTACCACCATTAAAACAAAAATTACTTTTAAATAACCGTCATATGAAATGGTTAAATTCTGATACACAAGCATTTGAAGTTATATTTAAAGTAGAAGATATGAATGGCCATGAAAAGAATGTTAATAAAGCTATATGGAATCCTTTTAGAGAAACTTTTACTACTCTTAAGGAAATAGAAAAAGATGCTGATTTAATTAAATGGAATTGCGGAATTTGTAAAGCTCCTATTAAATCAAGAATGGATTCTAAAAAGGTAGAAAATTTTGTTTGCAGCAAATGTACCAAAGCCCATAACTCACGGAACAGAAGTGTTGACGGTAGAATTATAGATACATCTATCAAATTTACTAAACACTGTAAACACCTCCTTAAGAAAGAACAGAGAGAGTTTATGACTTATGCAAAGAAATCATCTAAAGCTTAAAGCTTGCTCTATTGTAATTTTAGGAAATACATTTAATTTACTATAAGGAGATGCATTTAATACAGTTATTCCTAAACCTTTTAAATTACTAAAATCATTAAGTTCTGATTTTAATTCTGAAAACCCAGGCAAGAACTTATCTTTATAAACATGATCAGGTGCAGCCTTTGAAGGATAGCCATCGTGGAAGTGAGTAATTAATTTATTATTCTCCATATGATTACCCATATCAAATCCTAATAAAATTATACGTCTTGCTCCTAAGTGAAAAGCCAGATTAATTGCAGCATATCCACTATTATTACCATGAGCTAGTGTTTGATCATCTAATTCCAAACCATGAGGCTTGCCTTTCTTTAATAAATTAATATCTTCAGTATATTGACTACTAGGTCTAAGTGTAAACTTTAAACCTTTATAATTATCTACTTCATTTTTATGCCAATTATAAAATCTTGTATCTGTCCAAAATAAAACATCAGCATTTGGATAAAAAAGAATTGCTTTATTAATTGCAATAGTTTTTGATCCTTTTAATAAATTAAAATTAAAATCTCTTAAAGATGGCCCACCTCCAATTAAATAAATAGTTTCTCCTTCAAATTTCCTAGGAATACTATTATATGTTATTTTGTTACTAGATGAATTTTGTACCGGTATTACATGCCTAGGGTTGTTTATATGAGTAGGTGGTATAGATACAGGTTTAGTAGGATTATTTATAATTTCCCTACGATGAACATTGCTATTATGCTGTATAGCTCTTGGCTCTTGTATAATCTTTTTAATAGACCTTCTATTCCTTTGCATTGAGTTTGCTATTTTTATATTTATTTCAGTGTAAACAACTCACTATCTTTACCATATAAAAATAAATCAATTCATGCGGAATATACAAAACATTTTACTTACAGAAAAATATCGCCCAAAGGCATTAGAAGATTTAATAACACCTAAAAGAGTAGGTGAGAAATTGAGTAAGGGCGTTTATCAACATTTATTATTACACGGTAGTCCAGGTACAGGTAAGACATCTGCTGCTAAAGTTTTAGTAAAACATTTTAAACATCCATATCTTTATATTAATGCATCAACCGATACTTCTGTTGATGTTGTAAGAAATAGAATAACTGACTTCTGTGCTAATCGTTCTATAATGGATGAGCCAGGAAAACTAAAAGTAATTATATTAGATGAGATTGACGGTGTATCTGATCAATTCTTTAAAGCACTAAGAGCTACTATGGATCAATTTGCAACAAACGCAAGATTCGTATCAACGTGTAATTATATTAATAAAGTACCAGATCCAATTCAATCAAGATTTGAAATGATTGATTTTGATTTTTCTAAAGAAGAAGAAACTGAAATAATGAAAAGTTACATTATGAGGATTCTGAAAATCTGT